CTTAAAGCTCCGCAGCAGTCTTTAAAAGCTTGGGGTGACCAGAAATGGACAACTAAGTCAGGCAAAAAATCGTCTGAGACCGGTGAGCGGTATTTGCCTAAGAAAGCTATTGAGGCACTTAGCCCTGCGGAGTACGCAGCCACAACTAAAGCAAAGCGTAAAGGTAAGGCAGCAGGCAAACAGTTTGTAGCTCAACCTAAAAGCATTGCTAAGAAAACATCAGGGTTTAGATAATGGCTACTAGTGGTTTAAACGCATTCAATCTTGATCTCTCAGAACTTGTCGAAGAGGCATTTGAGAGATGCGGGTCTGAACTTCGTACTGGCTATGATTTACGCACAGCTAGACGCAGTTTAAACATCCTAACAATTGAATGGGCAAACCGTGGCATTAACCTTTGGACAATTGAGCAAGGCTCATTTCCGCTTGTTCAGGGACAAATTGCGTACCCAATACCAACGGACACAATAGATTTGCTTGATCAAGTTATCCGCACGGGATCAGGCTCAACGCAAGTTGACATTAACATTACCCGAATTTCTGAATCTACATACGCAACAATTCCGACAAAGAACGCACAGGGTCGCCCTATTCAGGTTTGGATTAACCGACAGTCTGGCAACACAAACTCTGTTGCTTCAGCGGTTTTAGACGGTGCAATTTCATCTACCGCTACAACTATCAATGTGTTATCGGCTGCAAACCTGCCCTCACAGGGATACTTAAAGATTGATAACGAAGTCATTCTTTATCAAAACATTAGCGGCAATCAATTGTTAAATTGCTTTCGTGGGCAGAACAACACTACTGCTGCGGCTCATTCAACTGCTGTTTCTGCGTATCAAATATTCCTACCAAACGTGAACATTTGGCCCACTGCAAACGCTCCGGGCAATCAATATACGTTTGTTTACTGGCGCTTACGCAGAGTGCAAGACGGCGGTGGCGGTGTAAACACGCAAGACATTCCATTCCGCTTTATTCCATGCCTTGTAGCAGGACTGGCTTATTATTTGAGCATTAAATTGCCAAACATGGATATGAACCGCGCAGCAGGTTTAAAGATGGACTATGAACAACAGTTTCAGTTAGCCGCAGACGAAGACAGAGAAAAAGCATCAATACGATTTGTCCCACGCGATACGTTTTATTGAGGTGAGTCATGCCCTCTAAATACGCTAGTGGTAAACATAGTATTGCAGAATGTGACCGTTGCGGTCAGCGGTATAAGTTAAAAGAGTTAAGAAAGCAGATTTTAAAAACGCATGTGTACAACGTTAAAGTTTGCCCTAGTTGCTGGGACCCGGATCAGCCTCAGTTGCAATTAGGTATGTACCCAGTTAATGACCCGCAAGCAGTGCATGAGCCAAGACCAGATGTTAGCTATCAAGTATCAGGTAATAGCGGGTTACAGATTGGATTAACAGGCTCCACCAACGTTGTTGATTATGGTGTTCCTGAAGGCGGTAGCAGGATATTTCAGTGGGGCTGGAACCCTGTTGGTGGCGCAATGGATGACGGATTAACACCAAATGATTTAGTAGTTGATTGTCAGATTGGTACGGTTACAATAACAGTTACTTAGGAGCTTAAAATGGCTTATAAACGTGGCGCTGATGGCGTAGCAAAGAAAGGCAAAACGGAAGGCAAAAACCTTGGCAATGAAGGCGCTAAAGTTTTAGGCATGAAAGGCGGCAAAAAAGCTGCTGGTGTGTCTTCTGAATCAATGAAGTCAATGGGTCGCAATCTGGCTCGCGTTGCCAATCAGGGGTAATCATGGCTAAATTTAGCGCAAAAATGATGGGCAAAGAAGTGGGTGATGCTGGTATCTATGCCAAGCCGCACACAATGGATGGCAAGCCATTAAAGTTGTCAGAAAACATGCAAGACCCAAACTGTTTAAACGCTGAACAAAGCGGTCCTCGCTCAGGTGCAAAGCGTGTTAGCGCAGGTAATCCAGCCCGTGATGATGTTAAAACCACTGGCATTGAAACTCGCGGAAACGGTGCAGCAACCAAGGGTCGTATGGCTCGTGGACCTATGTGCTAACTATGAATTACGCTCAACTTGTCACTGCGATTGAGGACTATACCGAAACCACTGAGTCAGTGTTTGTTTCGCAGATACCCAATTTTGTGCAGCTTGCTGAAGAGCGTATTTATAATGCTGTTGACCTACCGTCTCTGCGTAAGAACGTACTTGGGTCATTGACCGCTAATAACAAGTACTTGGCTTTGCCGGGTGACTTCTTGTCTGTGTTTTCGTTGGCGGTTATCAACGCCGCCGGTGAGTACGAATACTTGTTAAACAAAGACGTTAACTTTATTCGCCAAGCTTACCCGCAGCCTACAGATACAGGTAAACCACAGTACTACGCAATCTTTGGACCGAACAGCAGCTCTGTAAATGAGCTAACCATTATTGTCGGACCGACTCCAGATGCTTCGTATAGCGTTGAGTTTCACTACTTCTACTACCCAGAATCAATTGTTACTGCTGGTACGTCATGGGTGGGTGATAACTTTGAGTCAGCATTGCTTTATGGTGCGCTGCGGGAAGCTGTGATTTTCCAAAAAGGCGAGCAGGATATGGTCGCTTACTACGAGAAAATGTACATGGAGTCATTAGCGTTGCTCAAGAACTTGGGTGATGGCAAGTTACGCCGTGATGCTTATCGTTCTGGTCAAATAAGGTTACCGGTGAAATAATGCCATTTACTGGAAATTACCTTTGCACAAGTTTTAAAGTTGGTCTGCTTGGAGCAAGCTTTGACTTTGTTACGCCGACAACGGATGTGTATAAGATTGCTTTATACGACAACGCAGCATCTTTTGACGCATCTACGACTGCGTACACAACAAATAATGAAGTGGTTGCCTCTGGGTATACCGCTGGCGGTTTAGTGTTAACGCCTACGGTTAGTTATGACGGTACAACGTCTTTCTTGTCGTTTGCCAATGTGACATGGACAGCTTCTTTAACTGCCCGTGGTGCATTGATTTATAAGGTTAGCGGCTCAAGTATCTGCGTATTAGACTTTGGTTCCAACAAGACTTCTACGTCAACATTTACTGTTGAATTTCCCGCTGCTAGTAGTACTACCGCCATTATCAGGCTTTCATAAGGACCAAAAATGTTAACCGAAAAATCAATTATGTCAGACCAAGTGGCAAGTACCGTAACGCTTGGTTCGCAGTCTGTAGACAAAGCATCAGCAACTGGGGTGTACAAGATTCAATGCCACGATGCTTTGGGCAACCTGAAGTGGGAAGCTGAGTCAAAGAACCTCGTGGTCAACGTTGGCTTGCAAGACATGAACGCCAAATACTTCACAGGCAGTTCTTACACAGCGACTTGGTATCTTGGTCTATACGGTGCTGGTGCATCAAACACTCCTGCTGCAAGCGATACCATGTCTTCTCACGCAGGGTGGACAGAGGTTGTACCGTATAGCAACGCTACACGCCCCGTATGCACGTTTGGAACTCCTACTACGGCTAACCCCTCAGTGGCTACCAATTCAGCCTCTCCTGCCTCGTTTAGCATCAACGCTACAGCGACTGTTGGCGGTGCGTTCTTGACAAGCAACAACACAAAGAGCGGCACAACAGGTACGTTGTTTTCAGCGGCTGACTTTGGCGCACCGGGGGATCGCTCGGTTGCTTCGGGTGACGTTCTTACTGTGACTTACACACTTTCACTGGCGGGCTAATCATGTTTAAAAAAGGCGAAGTCGTTAAGGCTAAAGCTGTTATCCCTTCGGGTCCTGTCCAAGCATTGCGCTTTAATGATGAAGGCAATATTGAGTATTTGGTTGAGTGGACAGACGCGAATGGTAACGCGCAGCAGCGGTGGTTCACTGAAGACCAGCTAGAGGCTTGATATGCCTGATGGCGGCTGGGGTTCTGGTACTTGGGGGCAAGCTGGATGGGGCATGTCAGTATATGACCGCCCTGTCAGTGAGACTTCAACTGCAACGGACGCAGACGCAGCGGGTCAAACTTTTGTAAGCGCAATAAGTGAAGCGTCTAGTGC